TGTCCATTAGTCAATCCTAATAACTCAGCTTTTACACTACCTAGAATCTTTTCGTATTCATAAGTACTTGAAGCTGTAGTTTTAGCTACTTCCAGAACTCTATCTGCATAATCCGTAATACTATCCATAGCTGAAGTGTCTCCACCTCGGGCTTTGCCAATCTGCGTAGCGAATTGTCCCTTCACTGCATTGAAAGTATTTCCAGAAGCTCCTTCGGTCAGAGTAAGGTTAGCAATGTATTCTAAGATACTTGCTGTAAACTCTTTCATCTTGTTTGTAGCTTCAGCCAGAGTGTCAGTCATAGGCTGCATGATATCAGCAAAAGCAGATGAAATTCCAATCAAGGCTGTAAAGGTTTCTCTTCCTTTAACTGTAGTCAGGTCTTGAGCTTCTACTAACTTTCTAAATTGCTCAGTACTCTGAGGCATTGTCATGCCCATAGCCTTGAAAACAATTTGTAAGTTCTTTGTAGAAGTAGCTACTTTTTCTTGCTCAGAATAGAACTTGTCGTAATAAGAAGTCAATCCAGATTGTAAGTTAGAAATACTACCAAATAGATCAACAAGTTGTTGAGCCATATCGGCACCAACTAATGAACTAGCATAAGTCTTTTGACCAATTGCATCTAGAAGTTTATTACTTCCTTCTAAGTTAGTAATTAAACGAATAAGAGCTTCTGCGCCTTTTTCGTTTTCTCTAATGTACTTACTTGTTCCGTTAGAGAAACTCTTAATGCTATCTACTAATCCAGTAATCTTTCCTGCACTGCCTTGAACAATAGTAAACAAAGCTACTACGTTACCTAGGTTACCTTCACTTAAGTCCAACCCAGCAAAAACATTCCCAATATCAGTACCAAGTAGTTGGAAGATAGTCCTGTAACGATCTGCCACCCACTGTCCAATCATGTCACCTTCAAAGCTCCATGATTTACGATACCAACCTTGAAGGTCTTTAGCGATTTTAGCTACTTGACTTTCACTCAAGGCACTAGCAACAACTTTGTCATATGTTTCAAAGACCTTTAATACAGCTTTTTGATTCTCAGTACTAACGTCCTCTGTTTCGCCATATTCACTAATAAGTTGTCCATTCTTCTTGATCATGGCATTACCAGAGGCAAAACCGATTGTACCAAAAGGAGTAGTAGTTGAAGTTTGGTATGGATTACCTGTTCGCATTTCAACAGTTGCGTCTTTTCCATATTTACCCAGTATCCTCTTCTTAAAAGCACTTTTTGGATCAACATTTTTTACATTGTTGTTTGCTGTATCCTGAACCAAGAAAGCATCAGGATCGCCTGCCCATCGTTCGAAAGCTCCTGTGAACTTTAGAATAGCCATGGCGATAGCTACGTAAGGGATAGCTGAACCGATTGTCCCTAATAAACTTCCAGCTTGAGCACCAAGGCCCATTGCTCCAGTGGCCCCAGCAGTAGTAGGTCCAGCAAGGCCAGCAGCTAAAGTACTACCGCTAATACCAGCACCAAACTCAGCTAAGGCTGAAGAACCGAGCATACTACCCAGGCTTGAAGCTGCACCACCAATAGATGATACCAGACCCACTCCAGCACCACCAGTAAACATAGAATAAAGATTTTTACCCATGTCTACGATACTACCTAGTCCTCCAAATCCACCTGATTGCCCCATTACACCAGAAGATCCGCCAATCATCCCTTGAATACCATTAGTAACAGCATTAGCAATTACATTGATAACAACGTTAATAGGCTTCTTAAGTTGATCCATGATAGCATCACGAAGTTTCTTAGAACCACCTTTACCGCCGTGGAATAAGGCATCGGATATAGTTTCAGACATTGCTGAACGAATACCATCAAACTCAGCCACATATGCCTGACGCGCTTTAACAGCAGAGTTCTTGTTAAGTAAATCTACATCTTTCATGTAAGTTTCTCTTAACTTTTCCTCTTGTTCCATTGCAAGTAAAACATTCTCTGGAGATTTACGATAAGCAGCAGCAATATCAAGTTTGAGTTTTAGATCAAGCTTCATCAAATCAATCTTTTTCTGATACTCTAGATTGATTAACTTTTGTTCCTCTGCTGATTTACCAAGTAGTTCTAGTTGATTTTCATACTCTGCATTAGATAGTGAGAGTCTGTCAGTCTCAGATTCGTTCTGTGTTCTAAATTCTTCAGCGATTTGGCGATCACGTTCTCTAGCTTTAGCAATATCATCTAAACCTTTTGCATAAGTCTCAAGTGAAGCAGCTAGTCTGTAATTAGCTTCTGTTTCTTCCTTGATTCGTTCAGGCATATTTAGATATCTAGCTTCTTGTTTAACCTTGTTCAGTTTTGTCTCAGCCTCGGCTAAACCCAGTACAGAAGCCTTTTGAGCTTCAAGTTCCTTTCTAGACGCAGTAATAGTAGCAAGATTATAAGCGTTTTGCTTATTTCTCTCTGACTCAATTTTTGAAGCAGCAGGACTAGTTTCAGATTTATGTGCTGCGTCATACTCAGCATTAGCTCTCTTAGTTAGGGCAGCAATTTCTTTGTCAATGAAAAAGATTTGATCTGCATTAAGTTTAGCAACCACAGATGCTTCAATCCTTTTAGCTGCAATATAGTCTTCTACGTACTGAGTTCTGGATTTTAACTTAGAGTCCCCCCTCAGATTATCTCTAGCTACACCCTGCATTACAAAAGAGATACCTTCAATTGCTCTTGCGGCTTCTTCATTAGCTTGCTTACGTCTAGTGTCTGCTGCAGCTTGTTCTTTAGTCATTGAAGCTTGAGCTTTAGAACCTTCTTTTAGATTTTTAATCTGTAAGTTATAAGCTGCATCTAGCTTGTTCATCTGATCTACAGCAGCTTTAATCTCTTCCTTGGTTCCTCCCCATGCGTCCTTCATAATCGAAATCTTTTGAAGATTTAAAGGAATAGAAAGTAATACAGAAGCAAACCCAGCAGTTGCATCTCTTAGATTAGCAATTACAGTGTTAGAATTAAGTAGTTTAGTAATTTCAGTGACCAAACTTCCGACTGCTGTCTTAATATCAATAAAGAGTTGTTCAAGTGGAGATAAATCATCCTTGATCCTAGCTACAGACCTTGAAGTACCTTCTTGCATTGACTTAACTGCAATCTCTACTGCCTTGGCTGCTTCACCTTGTCTGTACAATCTCTCAACTGTAACCAAGGTTTCTTCATTAACTTCTCCAGAGGCTTTTGCATACTCATACAGAGCTTTAACTGGGTCTTTACCTAGCGCAGAGAATTTCTTAATAGTATCTTCCATTGCGACACCACCATACTTCTGCAAGTCTACAGCAGACTTAGTGATTCCTTCGATTGCCTCTTTTGGTATATTCCCAGCTTTAGCAATCTCAGACAATGCCTTCATTGCATCAGTTGTAGACACCCCAACCTTATTCATACCGAAGGCAAATTCAGTGGCTGCATCCTTAGTTAAACCAAGGGAAGCTCCACTTAAGACTAAACTTCTAACCATCTCATCTGATGCTGCTGTGACTCTATAGAGTTGAACACCAAGGGTAATAAGTACTGCAGTTAGTGAAAGTAATCCAGTAGCAAATACAGTATTAGCTGTACTGCTTGTTAGGAAATCAAACATCTTAGAAAGTTTCCCATTACCGTTTGCTACTTCTGCATTGAATCGGTTTTGATAATCACGACCAGCCTTCAGAGCATCAGTGTAACTTGCTCCACCAACTAAAGCTTTAGTTGTACCTTGTATTTTATTACTAAAGTCAACCATCTTCAGAATAGCTGTACCTACGCCTTCACCCGCAGATTTACCCACATCAAGTAAAGCGCCACTAATACCAGTGATAACACCTTTACCTGTAGTCCAGATGCTAGACCCCATTTCAGCACCGGCCCTACGAATAGCTTTACCCATATCATTAGCAGCAACCCCAGCAAGAGCCATTTGGTCACGTAATTGACCACCTTGTTGTAGTAGAATAGTCAAAGGAGATTGTCCTGTAGCTAGACCTACACCAATGTCAGTAATCTGAGGGCCAAGGGCTCTAGAGATGTTATCAATCTGTTTGTTGTTAGCTACTTTCTGTAAAGCAAGTAATTGATCCTTGTATACTCGAATCTTATTAGCTGCTTCTCCCGCAGAGATACCTGAAGCTTTTAAAGCAGCTTCCATTCTAACAAGTTGGTTAGAAGTAGAAGTAGTTGTACCATCTCTAGAATTGATTGTAGCTTGCTGTACTCGATTCATTTCACGAGCTACATAGTCATTTGCCCTTGCTTTGTCGGCAGCAGCTTTAATCTCTGTATTTGCTAGAGTCTTAGCTTGATCTTCCATCCTCTTTGCTTCAGCTCTAAGTTTGTTTAACTCTATTGCCGACCTGTTATACTTTTCAGTTAGTTGCTCTTGTCTTGAAATTAACCACTCAGCACTAAATCCTTGTGATTTTTGAGTCTGAGATAACTTTTCCATTTCCCGAGTATAGTCAATTACTTCATTCTTAGTTAAGAGAGTTCCTTTAGCTTGGAGGTCCAGTACTCTGCGAAGTTCTGATATCTCTTTGTTCATTTTTGATAACCCGCTGGCTGAGTTATCAAAGGTATTTATACCTGTAATACGATTTACCTCACGGTATGAGCCAGCCATCTCTTTAAGTTGTGCGGTGGTGGCACCCATTAGCTGCATATTAGCCAACATCCCAGATTGAGACTTAGTAAACCCGTCTCCAAGTTTAGTGGCTCCATCTGCAGTTTGTACTAATTCACCCCTCAGTAGTTGAGTACCAGTAACCTGCTTTGCTATCATCCTATCAACCGCAGACATCTCATTTGTCATTGCAGAGCTAGCTTCAGTTGTTCCCTTAACAGCTTTAGTAAGTTCTTTCTCTTCTCTGATCTTAGCTACTTTAGCTTTGCTTTCTGCTTCAGCCGCTTGAGCAGACTTCTTAGCCGCATCAGCTTCTGCGCCTTTTAGTTTAGCTTGTTCTCTTAGAGCAGTTAGTTCTTCTTTAGTTACAGATCGTCCAGCTTGATTTGCTGCAGTGTTATCTGTGGTAGCCTTAGTTAAATTCTTTACAGCAGCAGTGGCTGTATCGAGTAACTTAACAGCATCCTCTAGGGGCTGTGTAACAACCTTAAAATTAATGCTATCTAAATCCATATTTATCTCCTGTTGATAAAGCTTATGTTACTATAAACCTAGTAATCGATAAACTATATTTGTACTAATATAAGCTTTAAACTAAAAAGCCCACTAACCCTTTAGCAGAGTTAATGGGCTAATTCATTTCTTCTTTTTCATCTCTTTTGCATTCTCTGCATTATACATATCTAAAGCTGTTCTATCAAATAGCTTTATGACTTGTATTTCCCAGGGATCATAATCAATATTATTCAAGGTAGAATAAGCTAGAATTTCACTATAAGTTATAGGCGATACACCCATGCCAACAGGACGAGTACTAGAGAGATTAACAAAGTCCATCCAGCAATGCACAAAGCATTCTGGTAACTCTACTAAATCCTCTAGCTCTTTAGGCTTAACCCCTATTTGTTTTTCAATAGCAAGTAAATGCTCTCTGGTAGTTTTACCATCCTGCTCTACTTTGTTAAGCTTAATTTCCTGCTTGCAAAACTCTAGTGCTTGTTCTAGTTCAGTTTCCTTGAAAGTTGATTAGATCGTTTGATGCCTCCATGATCTGTTCACGAATCCATGAATGCTCAGTTAGAATGCGAGTAGCGTTCTCTTTGGTGAAAGGAACATCCTTACCTGATTCAGAAATACCCATCCAGTCCTTGATACGACCTACAGCAGCTTCTACAGCCAGTTCTTCTGCTTCGTCAATACTAAAGTCATCTACGTCCTTGTTACGCTTCTTAGCTGCGTTATTGCGAGCTTGGTATTCCTTGAACTTCAGACGTTGATAAGCCTTTACTGACTTAGACTCAGCTCCACGTACAGTTACAAAAGCCCCAGAGTCTTCTTCAGAGTCAGGAAGCTTTAGTTCAAATTCATATCCAATTTCAGCCTTAGCTGATAGGTCGTTCTTAGTTAGGTCTAGTGCCATAAATTACTCCTTTTCAGTTTACAAATTAGCTAGTTCTTTACCAGCTATCCAAAAGTAATTGTATCACAGAGAATACTAATTTGCAATAGCTCTGGAAGAAATATTCAGGCAATAAAAAACTCCCAAGGAGTGAACCAAGGGAGTTTAGTCGGTTAGCTTTATTGCCCAACCTTTACAGGTCCGTAGCCTGTGAGTCTTAGAGAACAGTGGCTTTAGAGAAAAACCAAAGTGTAGTTTAAACGAAGCTCTTGTGCCTGTGAACTCTGAACCGTCTTTATGCATAAAGGTGTATATATTTTCGTCATACTTTCCAGTTGAGAACTTAGACTCTTCCAGTCTCCATCCGTTTACTGAACGAACTTTAGAGCTAAATAGGTCACTTATATTTAAACTGTATTTGACTTGTAAATCCCACCTAGTCATTTCCTCCACTAACCCTGTATGTATATTTACAAACCTGTATACATTTTGATCAGCTTTCATATTACCTAGCCCAGAAGAACGCAGTGAGGATGCCTTGGCTGATGCAATCGAGCCTGATGCACCTTCGCCACCGTCTGTTAAGTTTACAAGGCAACCCTCATTCTTATCTCTTCTACCAAACCACTTGATAAATTGAATTTCGTTATAAAATGCTTGATCTTCTGTTAATCCGTGAAGGACGATCTCTACACTGACTCCATGTTTATCTTTAGTCTTATTCCAGAATTCGGACCTAGTACTAAATGTCCAAGCTCGACAACCCTTTCCTTTACCTATATAAAAGACTGAGTTGTCGGAGGCTCTACGATGAACGTAGACGTAGTACATTAGATAGATGTATCTTGAATCTGGATAGTTGTAGCGGGAAGACCTGTGGTTGTAACACCGTTTAGAAGGGCTACAAAGGAGTGCTGGCTGATTAGACCAAGCTCAGTGTCATTTACACTGTTACTACCTAACTTCACTCTAGGCATTACGAAAGAAACTACGTTAGCACCACCAGAGTTATCTGCAGATAGAGCAAACACAATCGAAGCTTCTGTTTCGTCCTTGAACATATCGCGGTAGACGTTATCTTGGAAGTAAACGCTGATATTACCATTTACACGAATACGTCCTGTGAAAATGTCACTTGCGTTGTTGTTACCTACTACGTTAGCAGCTTCTAGACCACGTTCTACAGTAAAGTCAGCAGAAGTAATAACAGCAGAAGGTACACCGTTTACGATAACAGCACCGTTTACAGCAGCAAAGATACCAGTTGAACTAGCAGCAGTTGGCGAAGTAAAGTACTGAGAAGTTCCAGTTGAAGTTAGATCCTTACCTTGGAAGGCAATATCTACAGTAGTTAGACCAGTTGAAGGTAGCTGCATTGCTACGCTACCAACCTTCATACCTGTGTAAACTTCAGACTGAGAGATATCAGAGAACCATTGTTCAATCGTAAACGAGTCATTTGTATGACCAGTTGTAGGAGCAAAAGTCTTCTTACCAGGGATTGCACAAGTAACACCAGTTACAGCAGAACCTTGAGTAGTTAGGGTTGTTCCGTTAACTACACGAACAGTTAGAGTTAGAGCAACTACAGCAACAACCAGAAGGTTTACACCTGTCGTGTCGATTGGTAGAGTACCACCAGATAGGCGAATTACGTTACCTACTTGAATACCATCAGCAATCCATGAACCAGTAGCACGAACTACAGTTTGTAGACCAGAGACAGGAGCAGTAATTGTAATACTTAGTGAAGTAATACTTGATACAGCAGCAAAGTCTTGAGCAACTACAGCAGCCATGAAATCAGAGTAAGAACCAGCAGATAGTTCACCGTTTAGAGTACCAGCAGCAGAACGAACACCGTGACGGAAGTCAGCTACTTGGTAGTCAGTACGAATTTCATTAGATTCGTAAGTTTCTTTATTTAGAGTAAAGTCAGAGGTAACTCTACGAAGGTATTTAGCTCCAGATGCACCAGGAAGTTCACCCCATGCCCCACCAGCTTCCTTCTTGTATGCCACTTTCTTTGCTACACCACGAGCGATAGCCATATTTATATTTCCTTATTAAAATCTATTGCAATAGAATCTCAGCTTTAAAGGTGCTAAGTACGACCTTGGTTTTTATACTGAATAGACTTCAGCAGTTAAATCAATAAAGACAGGAACAATAATTCTTCCTGAAGCTTGCATATCTGTACTTACTTTAGGAGTACTTAGTACATGAATCATAATTCCTGACTCTACTAAAGTAGTACCTTTCTTGAATAAGTTCCTGATTAATTCAGCACGTCTATAAGCATCACCAGTACCATTTCCATCTGGGATACTTACATAGACTTGAAAGTTTACG